TCAATCCCAAAACCCCCGCCAATACAACCCTAGAAGACGAAAACCTTCAGTTACTTGTTTCTCAAATTCGTCCGTACGCTTCAGATTGAGCTTCGTTGCTCCATAGTCGTCATTGAATATGAGTTCGTAGTACTCTTTCTTATCGTCTACAGGCTTGGTGTAAAATGGCTCCTTTTGATTTGGATCGTAACTAGGATTTGGGTCATAGACATGCTCTGGATAGACCTCTTTACTATGACCTACGTATTCAAGCGCAAAGAGCACCTTCTCAATAATCTCATTCCAGTGCTCAAAAAGCGCTGCGCTCATTTCTTCATCATCTATGCTGGGGTCATTTAGGTACGTTGTTACACGCTCTTTCCCAAACTGCCTATTGTACCGTGCTTTGTTATTACTAAGAATATAATGTGTTGGGACACCACGACGTGGAAGCTTGGCAAAATCTCTAAATATGGGATAGCACTTCTCTGCCATGGCAGATGAAGCGTTCCATGGCATGTCAAAGGAATACCCTGTAAAGAACTTCTGGAGGGGTCGTATGACCCTCCACCTAAATTCTACGTATACATCATGCACCCAGTCTCGTACTATTTGTCTCTTGCCTGTCGATGTAAACAGTTTCATTAGCCTTCATCATCCTCATCCTCTGAGCTAGGGGGAGTTATTGGTGGATGGTTAATTGCTTTAGCGAGCTTATTCATTCGGCGCAACATAGCGTTGTATGCTTTGCGATCACTATCATCTACATGAGGGTGATTTGGGTCACAAGCCTCAAACAATGTTATCAAGTCGTTTGCTGGTTCCGTATAAACCTTAGAACCAGCCGACATGTAGACAAGTGTTTCTAGAACACGAAAGTCTTGCATATCGTTTGATGAGAATGCCCCGTTATTATCACCTATGCTATAGGACATCATTTCGAGCTTTTCATACCAAAGTTCAAATATTGCATCGCTTTTTCGCATAATAACCTCGTAATATAGCGGGAGGGGGATTCGAACCCCCGACCTGGTGCTTATGAGACACCCGAGCTACCAACTGCTCCACCCCGCAACGTGTTATCTAATTAGTGTTAGAGAGTGAGATTGAACTCTTCTTCTATAATTTGTAAGAACCTGCCGCGTGGAGTAGCTCCTGATTCCATGTGAAGGCGACGCTTCCTGTCTGTCGATAGAAATAGTATCGTTGGAATTGAGCGAATTGTCAAAAGATGAGCGAGGTCTGTCTGGGTATCGACATCGACCTTGTAGAAGTCGATTCTACCCTCAAAATCCTTTGCTAGCTGCTCAAGGATAGGGGATACCATTTTACAGGGTGCACACCAGTCCGCATAGAAGTCTACTATCACCGGTTTATCGTTTTTAGGTACTTGACTCTCTAAATCAGCTTCATCTTCAAATGCAAGTACTTGACTCGTAAATTCAGCTTTTGTCAGTTCGTTCATTGTTGCTCCTATTGGAAGTGGGCGGATTTGAACCGCCGTCTTGCATACTACATAATAACCTGAAGGAGGTTGTTTTGCAGGAGACGATTCCCTCAACGTCTGCAATGACTATGGATTATTTGTCATCAGGCGCGTCATTTGTTCCTGATTAGCAACTACTTGTTGCCTTCACCAGGTGAGTTGCCAACCTATAGTGAAGGGTTGATTACGCCGCTAGTGCGTACTGAGTGTTGTCAGTTAGTTTTGAAGAACGCTGGTTATTACGCTTTTGTATGCAATCGAAACCTTGTCACCCCCGATTGCTGTAATTAGTGCTATTTCCTGTGTACCTCAGCTTGTTCATTTAGGGTTTTCAGATCCTCGTTCCATCGTTGATGAAATTGTTTTTCTCCATCATCTTCAGCAACTAGATAGTCTACTCGCTCGAGCATAATCGCTGTTTCACGTACGTGTTTTGCTGTAGCTTTTAACTTCTCAATCGTTTCTGGTGAGTAGTGTTTGCCTACCATTTCGCCCCATTCATTGAGCTCTTCGGAATCATTCTGCTCAATCAGCTTATCGAGATCGTACTCAATGTCTCGAAATCGATATTGTATATAGTTCCAGGTTCCACCACTCATACTCTCATCCCTTATGCCTTTTTTAATATACCGTTCAACCAGCGTAAGCCTGGCCGATCGGGGCGCACATCATCAGTAATCCAAAAATCAATATGTTCCAAATGTCTACTGAGATAGCCTAAAATATCTCGCTCGGTCATATGCATATATGGTATGTCATGCTTTGTTTGCGTACCCCGACCGTACTTAAACGAGTAGTAAAGAATACCATACTTCTTAAGGGCGTACTCTAAACGGGTGAACACCTCACGAAGTTCCCACTTTGGTACATGAAGTAACGAAGCACACGCCCAAATGCCATCAAATTCCTCAACCTGACGCATATGCTGAAACGACTGTATAAGAACCTCGTGCGATAGCCGCGAAGAAATCTTAGTGGCCAAGACTGACGATGGTTCCATTATCGTTACCTTGAACCCTTGATTAAGGAATACCTCGCTATCTCGCCCAGAGCCTGCTCCAGCGTCTAGAATATGAGCTCCTTTCGGGAGTAGCGGAAGAAAGCGATTGTACAATTCGGACATATCTAAGTCAAGCGTGCTCTCAACAAACGATGCCGCTATTTTATTATATGCGGTATACGGGTCGATCGTGTCTGAGGGTAGCGTGACAGCTGGTCGAGGTGTATCGGTAGCAGGTTTTGTCCCACCTCGTCTCATGTTCCCCTCTATCATAGATGCTTCCTGTGTTCACGCTCTCGTCGAATCGCTATATCTTCAAGAGTTTGCATGGCACGATAAAAGAGTACATTGTCTGATTTAACTCGTGTAAGATCTTCGAACTTTGGGTACAAGTCTTCTAGACATACGATAGTCTCCCCGCATCGTACATACCCACGTGGAGAGCTATCGACAGTTACTGCAGCATCGTTAATCCTTACTAGCTTTGCCATGTTTGTTCTTCTCCTCTACGAAAGTATCGACGATCTCAGCCATTAACCCGCCAGGTTGATATCCATCGTTAGTAGATACATCTGGCATAATGAATAATGCTATTATACCTGCTTTTTGTAATGCTTCGACCTCATATGGATCATTATCAAAAAATACCGATATATGAAACTCATCATCTGACATCAGTTGCTTATGGCAAATAAAATCGGCTTTCGTTGGATAGAAGCGATGTACTTTACCTATCGCCATGATGCGGTTGTCGGGAATCCCTAGCATCGCTGCACGCTGGTATATATCTTCTCCAATCTCATTACGAGATGTGATGATACACGCCTCCGAATGCTTTACGTACTCTTTAGCGAGTTCGAAGAAAGCTTCGTTGGTTAGTGTACCATCAAAATCAAAGCCTATCATATCATACTTCTATGAAGTGAACTGGAAAACCAGCTTGATATATCCCCGCAAGAGGTACCATTCCATTTTTGTTCACTACTACTTCAGCATGACCGAACCGTTCAACAGCCTCAGCATCAAGAACACTAGTCACCTCTACGTAGTTAAAGTGTATGGTATCACGAACTAGTAGTACATGATACCCTGACCGCGTTTTTAGCACGTGAGTGGTAACCTCATGCTCATGCATGCTAGCTACAAAACGCTCCACCAAGTCAAACCCTTCTTCAGGAACATCAAAATCTATATCTATGAGATGCTTGGTGCCCTTTGCTCGTTGGTAGCAGTTGAGCAATTCAGTATCAAGCGATGCGAGCTTACGTTCAGCATCTTTCGATGTTGAAAGGTCGAAAAGTAGCTGTGTAGTTTTACTGTAAAACTCCTGTAGAGCTTTTCGACCAGAAACAGGGTTTATGTTAGCATACATTACCAAGCACTTTTCAGGTAGTTGAACACCGCCACGCGAAAGGTACCCGCCATATGCCACTTCAAAGGTGCGCACCGTTCGCATAAATACCTCAAACGAATCTTGTTTCACAAGCTTACGACCAAACATCTCTGTTCGACCAAGCTCATAATGGCGCCGCTCTTCTTCGGTAAGGTACTTGTTTCGTGCTGACATCGAGAGAAAGTATGCTTCTTCAGGAAGCAGCTCTCCGAGCAGATCATGAAACTTACGCACCTCATCTTCACTATGTACTAGTTTGTAGTAACTCATTTATAATACCTCATTCAATGCCGTAAGTGGGAAGGATGAAAACGGAATATGCTCTATATCGACATCTCGTCGTAGTGTGCTACGCATGGACTGAGCAGCAACCACGTTGGACGAGTGTATGAATATTTTACGAATTTGTTCCGTATAACCATACCCATCAACAAAATCACGTTTGATACGATCTGCAAGCACTCGACCTTCGTCAAGTCCTTCTCCAAGGTCGTTATCGAGCATCACTACACGATATGGCTGCCCATCCTCGTATGCTGCTCTGAGCTCCGCATGAGCTGTAGATACAATATCTGTGATGAATAGCTGATGACTAGTTAGGTGCTTACGAATCAGCTCTTTTCGATTTACACTGTCCTCTAAGACTAGTATCTTCATATCTATTATATCTGATGTGTGTATCAGAAGTCAAACTTAGCTTTTAGTATTCTCGCATCTCGTTTGGAAAGCTGCGGCTCTAGCGTATCCCAATGCTCTTTAACAAGAGAGCCTACAAGATTACGTTCATCACGAGATAGCTTTACGCTATACCGCTCGTGACGTTCCCATGCATCGAAGGCCATTGGTACAATTGGCTGAATCATATCAGCGATTGCTTCAGCGTAGTCTCGAATTTCTTTTTGAGCATGCTCATCCGTTCGAAGACGAAGAAAGTGAAATAGATTATGAAGGTCGATATTCCAATAAAATTCTGTATAGACTGAAAGTGGGAGGTTAATGCGGGCTAGCTCGCGAGCTACGCCATTGTCAATATATTCCCCATACTGTGCCGCTGCATCATTTTGCTCAGCGAGCATATGTTGTAACATAACTTCGTTGTTATGGGGATCATAACCCTCCTCAGAGCCCTGGTGATCTCCTTTTGCCTGGATACGGAGCTCTTCAGGAAGGAAAAACTCAGTATCCAACTCAACATAGCGACCGGAGATTTCGTTCATTCGCGCCGTGCGGTGTCGTACCCATTGACGGGCAACAAAAATAGGCATTTTGAGATGAAACGTGAACAGTACCTGCTCAAATGGAGACGAATGGCTATTACGCATGAGAAAGTCAATCAAGCCAGCGTCTTGTTTTGGTGTCTTTGTGCCTTGGTTCGTTGAAATACGAGCTGAAGTGACGATACGCTCATCATCACCCATATGATCGACAAGCTTCACAAAGCCATTTGTGTGTACAGTGGTAGTAGCCATATAATATCCTCTATATTGTTGGTTGTGTTAATATACTACTAAATCTCGTCGCAGGAAAGCTAAGTACAATTCACCTATAATGAATCCAGGTCCTTCAACCTTACAGATTATATTGCTATTCATTGCCGCAGTTAACCGTAGTACCTTGAAATTCCCCATCAACGGTTGTGGACCTTCCCATACATTCCAGTTACGTAGGCGAGTGTTACGATAAATCGTTTGAACGGTTTGTTCGAGATTCATATCGGGGGTGACCGACACATGAAATAGCTTAGCCATTATTCCGCTGCATCCACAAAGATAGGTACTGTAAATACGGTGGACGTCTCATTGACTGACTCACCGTTATTCGTTTCTCTTTCAACTTTCTCTGTTACTGTTATATCAGCTGGGTCTTGATTAAATGCTTTCGCCAGCTGCTTAGCGAGGGTGTCGTAAAATCGAACACGCGACGGTTCTGTGTTCTTTGCTCCAAATGTGACATAGTCAATTGGATCTAAGGACTCATGTAGAAACTCTTCAATAATTTTCCATACGGTATGAAATACTTTAGCTGCCAATTTCATCCCTAGGTCTATACGATCATGAGTTCCCTCATCACCAATGCCCTCATTTTCATTGAAAACCTTAAACGTTACGTCTAACGTATCCCCATCTTGAGTAAAGTTCACAAGATATTTATACTCAGTACCAGGTAATCGAAACCCATAGAGATAGTCGGATAATCGTTTATAGGGGACAGCTAGGCTACCATCAATAACTTCAACTAAATGCATCATATTCAATTAGTACAAAAAAAGAGCGCCAACTTGGCGCTCTTAGTACTTTTTCTATATGTGCTAAAGCTAATCAGCAGATGGTTGCGTCATCTGCTCGATAAGAGAAGCTGCATCAGGAGTTGTGTTTTCTTGAGACTCTTCAGCTGCAGCCTGATTCTTCAACTCTTCTGGAACTACAATCTGTACAGTTTCGATCGCACCGCTCTTTTGAAGAGAAAGGAGCACTTCATTTAGACAGTGTAAACAATACAAGTACTCTCCTTGCTTGTTCCCCTCTGAGTCCGCAAACGATAGATGTAGCGTAGCATTGGTAATGTCCCCGTGTTTAGGACAGTAAAATCGTACTTTATCTTGGGGTACGCCAGTAGCGTCTTGTTCGGGTGTTACAGGCTGGTCTGCCATATTTCATTTGCTCCTTAGAATAAAAGTAGATTGATGAGATCACCTGGCGACGGTTGCTGGTATTTTTTATCGAGTTGTCTCAAGACCAGCCACGACAACTTATTCATCAATTGCTCCGATGAGCTCTTTGTATGGAGGCGGTTACCCGCCAAGAAGTAGCCGTCGTCACCACTGCACCGATCTACCAATAATTAGTGTCTCTAATATACGGTAGGATCCTTTGATCCTACCGATTTTTTACTTTTTCTTGCGAGATGGTACTGCAATTGGGTACTCTTCAATCGTATGAATGAGAGCCTCACGATCCTGCTCGGTTACATCTAGGATGTCGAAGATCTTCTCAGACCAACCAGCAAGCGCAATTACCTTTCCATCGTTCTCAGGTACCTGCATTGACCCATGACCATGAAGGTCGAATGAGTACACGAATGGATTAGCCTTACTACGTGACTTGTATGCATCCAATGCACTTCGAGGATGGTCGTATGACTGCATCCATGCCTGCATATCGCTAAGAATAAAGATACGATCGTAATGCGTATCCTTTGCAGTTTTGAATATGCTTTCGAAGTTTGTACCTCCACCCTTCTGTGTGATATCGCGTACCTGATCCAATGTTGATCGCGACTTAGGTACCGAAAGGTACTCAGCTGATGTGTTGAACGATATTACATCTGCATCAGTAGCTTTACCAAGTGCGATTCCAAACAACGCTGCGATCTCAACCATTGTGGTTGAACCATTCTCCGACAATGGAGAGTGCATTGAGCCAGAGGTATCGATTGCAACCAAGGTCTTTCCATCAAGCTTTGGCAGGTTGGAAAGAGAGATTTCAATCGCTGTACCAAGCGCATCTACAAGTTTTGCAACACGACGCTTGTCATTGACACGAGACAACCTTGAATTGCTATGATAATACCAAAAGCTGTGACGTGGGGTGTCATCGATCTCGCTAAACGCTGTATACAGCTGGAACGGGAAGACCTTTGACCCCAAGATCAGCTTCTTATCCGTCAACAGTGAAAGCGCTACATCAAATGCTGCATCATCCACATCATTAGCGATGTTGACAAGGTTACGTACGAGTGCAAGATAGCCGATCTTTTGCTCTAAGAGCAACTCAGCCCATGCATCCTGACGTGCCGCAGCCTTCTCAGTCTTGGAACCAGACTGACCGGCCTTTGAGATCTTTGCTTCCCACGTATTCTCATTCTTGAGGGTCCCATCAAGAAGAGCCTTCAGTGCCTTAGCGTTCTTCTTCGTTGGCTTTGGACGTACAAGACGAACAACGTCAACAAGCTTTACTGCCTTCTTCTCACCGCGGTACTTTGCAAGCTGGTACGCATCAAAGCGACCGATCGCTGAGGCGAATCCACGCTTCATTGCAGCAGGCAACGATGCATCTGGGTTGCTATCGAAGTAGTACCCCATGATCTCCATCATGTCATCAACACGATAGATGATTGCATCATAGAACACCTTACCCCAATCGGTACCAGACGTGATGTTCTGTGTCGCCATTTCCCCTGCCACAAGATGTGACATTGTGCGCATACCAAACTCATTACGAGCATAGAGTGCAGCTTTTGCGAGAAATGCTGTGTCATCAATTTGAGCAACAAGGTCCTGTACGCGCTTCAGAACTTGCTTCTGAGAACGATACATGTCACCTGCGAGGAAGTTAGAGAGCAGTAGGTTCACAAGCTCAAGCTTTGGGCTCTGAGCGTATGCTGCTCCGCCGGCGTCGTTGGATACAACGCGTGTTGCAACTGCGTTCGAAGACTTCGATCGAGCTGCTGTGGAATTTGAAAAACGTGCCATATTAGGCCTCCTTTACCGCCCCTGCATCTTCAGGGGGAATTATAATATAATATACCATGATCCTGGCTGGATTCGAACCAGCGACCTTTAGCTTCGCAAGCTAACGCTCTAATCCACTGAGCTACAGGACCGCTATATTCTTTGCTGCACATATCTGCATTCCATACTCAACCGTAGCGCCGTTGAGGTCCCATAAATGCAATGTATGCCAGTAATCAAATGCATTGAGCTTATTACGTAGTGGAATATACCCGCCACAAGCAGACATAAGCTCTACCGCCACCCCTTCACCTCGTCGTCGTGTAAGGACCACCCAATAGATATCCTCTTCATACTGGTCAGTCCATCCCAATATACGAACTATTTCAAAAGCATCTAATGCAAGATGGCCTCGAAGCTTTTTCATTTGTCGCGGTAATGATTGGTCGGCGTAATAGTATTTCTTACCACCGAAGATGCGACCAAGTATGCGACGAGGACGTTCAATCCACTTCCAATAAAACTTGCTTTTCCTTGAAACCTGTTGTGGTGTTATCATTGTAAAAAAGCAGTGGGGAGCGGCATCGTTCTATCTAAACGCCTATCCTTGAGACCCGGTAAAAGAAAATAGATGGTAGCGAAAAACCTATCCGCCCGGGGTGTACTCTATATCGCCGCGTCCCCACTGCAAGGAATGTCTATGTTACTGACTTGACTGAAGACTTATCCTTTCGTGTCTTTCGAGCCTTATCCATATAATCAGTTAGTGTCTCGTTACCGTCCTTGTGCGATCGTGTGTCTGATACAAAGTTTGCAACTGAGGCGTAAAGAGTCTGCGTACCTACTGCAGATGGATCATACTGAGCGGTATTCACTGCTGCAAACCCCATATTACCACCCTCAGCGAAGGCGTCAATGTTAGCGCCTAGGAATAGGAACTTCCAATTGAAATCCTTTTCTTGGGTATCAACCATCTTCTTGATAGAGTCAGCTGTGAACTCCTGAGAGCTGTTCTCTGCTCCATCAGTAGTGATCACTACAATCACCTGTTCAGGACGCTCGGCTTCCTCGGTCTTAGACAAACGCTCACCAACTGTGTTAATCGTTTTACCGACGGCGTCAAGAAGAGCCGTCATTCCTCGTGCAAAATATTCATTCTTGGTTAGCTTTGGTACTGTACGTAGGTCTACTCCATCGTGGAGAACCTCGTACTGATCATCAAAGAGAACAGTTGTGAGCTTGCACTCACCTGCTTCTTGTCGTTGTTGATCAATGAAGCTATTGAATCCACCAATTGTGTCTTCGGTGAGGTTAGCCATTGATCCACTACGATCAAGAATAAAAATAACTTCAGTCAAATCCTTTTTCATCGTTGCTCCTTACAGCGTGGCATTTGTTGAACTTAGTGTACTATCATACCATGCATAGAGCTGAGTGATTAGGTAATCTGCTGTTGTTTGTGCTACCCAATTCATCCCGCTAATATTTGCTGCTGCTATAGCGGCAGATCCGTTTGTCCAACGGGGCGCAAATATTGGAGTGACTGTAATACTCCATGCATATAGACTCTCTCCTACAGGCATCCCTGAAACCACTACATGAACATCTGCATCCCAATTTTCTAGCTGAAAATCTAGGTTCCAGTCTGAATGATTGTTAATAATCGATGCTAACTCGTTGATTACGCGTGTTCGGTAGTGGGGCTTATCAGCAACTACCCAAACACCAACCGACGCTTCTTCTGTTGGCGACTGTCCATATATAGTTGTTGCCGCTACTAGCAGCAACACGGCTAGAAATACCTTTCTCATTAGAAACTCCTTGGCTTATAATATACAGCTATTTTTTGCGTTTGTAACCTAGGTCTGTAATAGCATTGGAGTACTCATATAGGCGATCTTCCATAGCTTGACCGCGCTCTTTAGCGTATGTTGTGAGCTCGCAGATATATTCTGCGAGTTCTAAAATCTCGTTATGAACTCTATCTATGTCTGAGATACGTGTTTCAGTTAGATCATACATTTTGATCCGGTCAGCCGCATCTTCGATTTTGTCATGGGTATGACAAATAAGTTCGCGCTTCCGCTCACGTTGTCTACGTGATTTAGCTAAGTCGGAGGCTGAAAGTGGAATAGCTAGCGGCTGGGGTGTGGCTGTCGACATATATAGTTTCCTACATGGATTTGTATGAACCCGGAAGGATTCGAACCTTCGATCGAGGGTTAAAAGCCCCCTGCTTTAGGCCAAGCTAAGCTACGGGTCCGTTGAGTTTGTCGGATTTGTCGTCGTCTACCTGTTTATGTTTCATTGACCCGTACCTCCTTGTATAGATTACTGCCCGAGGAGGATTTGAACCCCCACCAACAGGACCAAAACCTGTCGTGCTGCCATTACACTATCGGGCAAAGTTTGTATGCACCCTCCCCGGTCTCTCCATTACTGGTTGTAGGCGTGGATGACTAATGACGCCTCGTTGTTCGGTCTTACGACCTACTCCGGAAACTGAAAGCGATCATCGGGAGAGCGATACCCATCGGGTAGGTCACCGACGATCCACTTTCGGACTAACACTGACAGGATTTGATACCTGCATGACTCACGCACGATGGCCGGGATGGTTACCCCCGGGGTTACACGCTATGTCCAGTCACGTTGCTTACGTGCTACAATGTTCCTCTACAGTAGGAGTTTAGGCGAATAATCGCCGTCCTCCATTAGGCCGCTGTAGACCGTCCATAAGCGGTGCTACGGGGAATTGAACCCCGATCTCCAGATCGACAGTCTAGCATCATAGCCGTTAGACCATAGCACCGTAATATTATAGACGAGATGGGATTCGAACCCATACTGTACTGCTTTTGAAACAGCTGACTCTGCCTTGTTGGTCTACTCGTCCAAAATGTAATAGCCCCCAACCGCCGCTATTACTGTGTGGGGCTCGCTCACGCCCCTCACCCTTGTTATATATTCTTTCCACCTACTACGGAAGGAGAGGGAATCGAACCCTCAAGGCCTTTCGGCTCGACGGTTTTCAAGACCGTTTCAGTCGCCAATCTGATTGCCCTTCCAATATACACGGTTAAGCATTACTCCTGATCTTCAGGTGCCTGATCTTCCGCTTCTTCCAAAATCTCATTAAGCTTCTGATACACTAAATTCAATTCTGAGCGATCGTGTTCATCACGAGCACTACTGGCCTCACCTTCATTATAGCTCGCCATCTCTTCGGCAATTAACTCCATGGCAAACTCTAATGCATAGACCCGATCTACATGTTTCATAGAAGCCTCTCCTTATGTTATCGAGCCGGATCTCGGATTCGAACCGAGGACATTTGCCTTACAAGGGCAACGCTCTAGCCACTGAGCTAATCCGGCATAAATATGAGAAGCTAAGCTCGCCGTCTGCCTAAAACGTCAGCACTTCGGCTATGCTTCTCATATATAGAAATAATGCTGTACGTTGTAGGCCTATGATACCTTGGGAGTCTATCCAGCTTTCATCTCCCAGCTTCTAGGTGAGAGAGGAGCTACCTCTCTACTTCGTCCTACCGCTTCTACGCCTTTCTACAATAATAATATCAGATGCTGTCTACAAAAGGCAAAACCTTTATAGTATTTTCATGTTATCTCTTTACGCTACCTCACAAGCATTTCCACCGCATGCGATCTCAGCTTGCATCTCCGTGTTATCTTCCAGCTCAGGTACGTGGCTCACATCCACCGTATTGAGACCTTGTACAAGGGCTTCATATTGATCCTTCTTTGTCATATAGCGAAGAGCAGAGATAAAGCGGAATGTCCCGTGAGCGTCACGAAGTTGATACCCATTGATATGATTGGCTAGCTCTGAAACAGTGATTTTCTCGATTTCCTCAGTCTCACTCGTATTGCGAACCTCTACAACCTTCTCAGGCTGCCATCCACGTATCACCTCACCGTTATCTAGCGTCAATACATATCCATCTACCAAATCTTCGAATGGAGCTTGTACGTATGTCCCTCCATCATATGGCAGCACGGCAATCGCAGTGTAGTGTTCCTTATTGTCCCACATCCACGCACCAACCTCATTCCATTCACTATCCTTCACTGAGATGGTACAGGAAACATTGTTGCGATTCTTACCTTTTGCGTGACCAGGACGTATCCAATTTATAGACAACGTTTTGAGACGCTCAAGCGCATCAAGCGCTGATTCAGTACGTAGAATAGCTCCATCTGGTGCCTTTTGAGGTACTGTAATAATCGCCGATGATTCTGGACTGAAGAAGTCCTCCTCTAACAGCTCTGGATAATTGATATTAAGGTATCGGTAGATTGCTTCATTCTTGTTAACACGAACGCGACGAAGGTAATAATCGTTATGCCAGGCGTGCATACCTGATGATGTACCTAGTAGCAACGATGTAGTTCCTTCTGGTTTAACTGATGTAAGTCGTGCTGCAGGTTTGATACCTAATATTGCTGCGTATTCTTTGTTGATGCCCTTGATTAGCGACGATGCTTTTTTCACATCAAGTGACAGTACCTTACCAGAAGCGATCCCTGTCATCGATACACCAAGTAACGCTTCTTTTTCGGTTGTCTTCTTCCAGATCGGACGCAGGTAATGAAAGTTGGTATACCCAGCTTGTAGCGTACCTAGTAGAGTTGCTGCCCAAACGCGGTCTTCGAGATCCTCCTGAGACTCAATCGTCGCTGCATTCATGGTAGTAAGGTTACAAAACTGATTCGTGCGAAGCGAGATCTCAGCACATGGATTCAACCCCCACTCACTGTCATTAGTGAAAAAGATACCTGGTTCACCGGATTTAGACGCCTCAACCTTCTTCCAAAACCACCAAAAGTCTTCCTCAGTGATCCTATCACGAACCGCAACAGCTGAGTTGTTGGCGCGCCCTCGTTGCGGGTTGTTTTCCCACCACTTGCCGAACTTTGCTTGAAGCATCTCTTCATCATCAAAGTTAAAGAGAGCAATCATGGCCGCACGGCGAATACCACCTGACAATACTGCATCAGCTATATGACACATAATATCGTGTGCTTCGATGGACTTGAGCTTTGTGCCGAATCCTCGTTCTTGAAGTGCATTTTCAAAGATTGATCGAATCTTTACAATTGCTTGCCGTAGTGGTTCTGGACCTGGTGCTCGACCACCTGATGTGATAAGACGTGCACCCTTTGCACGAATACCTCTAAAGTCGAACTCGACCTCTGATTTGCCATAGAAATAGGACTCTACAAGAGTCTTTATCGCATCAGCCCATCCCTCTATACTATCAGCTACAAGGTATCGTCGTGGCTCATTTGTCTGAACTCCGAGTATACCTGGCAACTTCTCCATATGATGCTGCTGAACTGAGTAACCAGTACCTACACCAGATAGAAGCAAAAACATACCTTCTGAAAAAGCGTCTGGATGATCAATATGGAAGAAAGAGCAGTTGTAGATACGCGCTGGGTTGATCTCAATTGGCTGACCGCCAAACTGAAGGCTACGCATAGATGTTAGTACCTTACCTGTACTAACATACTCGTCGTATACCTTGTGTATATCTTTCCCTAGTTGCGGGTGCTCCTTAATTTGCGGTGCATAGTGTGTGAGGTGCATTTGTTTATTTCGTTCGATAGTTTCATCCCAAGATTCCCGTCGCTCTTGTTGTGGGAGAAACCTAGCGTATTTCATGTGATGTATAATTGCGGATAGTGGCTGTTTGTCGTTATTGATGTACGTTATCGCCATATTGTATATCTTAGCTCCTTTTTATAGTGTATGTTATTGTAGAATTCAGTGTAAACAATATACTCTTACCCTGCGCCAAAATCGATCATTAGAGCGCCTCCTTTTGGGTCTCAGAATTTCCGGTCTGCGGCCCAGGTCATGGTCCGAAGAAAGGGAAAGTCGACGAATGAGTCATTCATCGACTTGCTAGATATAATTAGTCGCGTATCAGCTAAAGATTAGATGGAAAGCGTACATTCAATAACAGCACCATTGTCATTATATAACTGAACAGCACTACCGTCTTCGTTGAAAGCGCGCGAGATCCCGCCATTTACCAGCCGCACAAAGTTTCGTAGCATAATGAACCCCATGCCAGATCGCCGCTTAGAGTTTGTCAGAACTTCCTCTGGAAATCCTGGCCCATTATCACGAAATATGAGCTTTGCAGAGGTTTCACTAACAGCTGTGGCAGAAAGAGAGATCTGCAGACTCGTATCTGATCTAACTGATGGGTCGAATCGTTTAACAGCATTCGTCGTTAGTTCACTGATCAATAAGCCTAAATCAAAAACGTAGCGGCTATCAAGCACAGGAAGACTGTCAAGATCAATATGACGTTCAACTGGATGTGAGGAAAGCTGTGTGGTAATTTCAACCACATCCTCTAAAAATTGCGATACAGGGAATTCAGGTGAGGTTACTGTATATAGCATTTCATGCAGCCGCGCCATAGAGCGAACTTTTGCGTCTATATCTAGAAGAGCTTGCTTGTAATCTACTTGTGGCTTAGCAGCGGAAATCTGTATGAGGTTACTCATAATGGAGAAATGATTCTTAGCTCTATGACTAACTTCTTTCATACGTTGGGCGTACCCGTCCTCTACACTCTCAAGGTTCGAATTGTGTAGGAGCATCTCTAGGTCACGTTCAATGAGGCGCCCGTAGTCCTGTAATACGTCAAACAAAGGCGATGAAATAGGAGGGAGCTTTTCAGTATTTAATAGACAAATTGCTCCGAATATCTCCCCATCTGGCCAGTTAACAGGCTGGCCAGCATATGAACGAACCTCAGATGAGCCTAAAAAGCCAATATCCCATGTAGAGGATTCATGTGCAGCGTCTTGGATATAGAAGAACTCATTTCGACCTATTGTAGTCTCAAATGGAGTTCCTGGACTTTCAGGCATGAGAAGAATTTTTTGTAGTTGGTATTCTTCGAATGCATCTGAAGATGTAACAGCTATTCGTGGAAATTCAGGTTCAATCTGAGCAACAAAGGCTACTGGAATAGAAAAAATCTGAGCTAACGTAGATACGGAATAGCGCCATTTTGCTTGGATTGATCGAGGGATTTCTGGTTTGCTATTGCTTGTGAAGAGCTTGCGTACTTCAGCTTTCTCTTCTCGAAGCATTAAGGATATAGTATTTGAGTGCTCCATTTTATCTCCTATACTATAATTAGTGGTTATTGCTAGTTGGCGTACTCTCAGAACATAAGGGGAGGGAGCGTAATGGGCCCCCTCGTACCGCCGCATACTCAAGAACGTCTATGATCACTTGACGTCCAATGTCAGTAATGCCACATATCCATGTGCGTCGCAGTAACAGTGCCAGCTTTTCTAGAATCGTCACTGACCCTTATAATCGGGCATGAAAGACTCGAACTTTCGACCCCTTGGTCCCAAACCAAGTGCGCTACCACTGCGCTAATGCCCGTTAAATGGGAGGCTAAACTCCCTGTGGAATTGCTCGTATCGAATGCATAATTACTCCCTTCGTTCAATTTCTGATTCTGGTATACCATGAACAAACCCCATCATTTCGGTTCGGACAGTATACTGTATTGTATCAATTGTGAATGTTACTGATACAATTGTACCAGTATGGCTTATATTGTGGCGGGCTTCTTTATAGATGACTGCTTCACCTATGTCGAACTTAGACTCAAATGTCATCTTTACTCCCTTTCAGCCTTTATTCGGAATCGAACCGAAGACCTGCTCATTACGAGTGAGCCGCTCTTGCCATCTGAGCTATAAAGGCAAAATAAAAAAGCTGAGAATACATCGTGTAGAGCGTATTGTGACTGTTTTTCAGACAGTTGCCTTATCCACTTGGCTACTGACCCCCAATGGGAGTAAGATAGGATTCGAACCTACGATGAAACTCTACACATCACTGCAGCTTTATAGCAGGGGGAGGATTCGAACCCCCGACCTGATGCTTATGGGGCACCTGAGCTGACCAACTGCTCTACCCTGCGTCGTGTAAGAGCGGTAGATCGGACTCGAACCGACGACTTTCTCATTGGCAATGAGAGGCTCTACCTCTGAGCTACTACCGCAAAAACAGAAGAGAATAATGCGTAAACCATGTAAACGTCTTTTGACGCCGATAGGAATTGAACCTATTACTTATTCTTTATCAGAGAATTGCTCTACCAAATGAGCTACGGTGTAATGGTTTACATCACTGCTTCTGTACATTATTTAGTGCCATTCAACTACGAATGGCGCTTTTCCCTTCTCTTTGCTGTATCGAATAGTGAACTGAGTTCCAGCTGATTTACCATCCCAGAAGGCGATAACTTTATCGGCTTCATTTACCATATTGATGTTACGTAATATACCAGCTCGTTTACCAAATGTTCGCCATTTCGCAGGATATTCGGTAAACGATATACCATGCTCTATAGCAAACCGCTCTGCAAGTGCATCAGCTCCATCTGCACCGCCTGATATAATATGATCAATCTCATCAATCGAATATTGACTATAGATCGTTTCTACCATCAATGCATAGTTGGTAAATGAGCGGGAGCCTACAATCAATAATGTCATCTTATACCGGCTGCGCTGCAGTCCAAAACCAGAGATTCTTCTCGTACGTTCGAAGCAACCCAATAATGAAATCGAACGTTCCTTCGTCTGCGATGGCTTGCGCTTCCTCCATAACGTTTTGTATAGATGTAATCAGCTGCTTAGTATCAGAAATGACGTGAGCGATTACATCTTGTACTTGGTATCCTTCAGAGGGTAGATTTTCTAAGCTCTCTGAGCTATTTGTTATATAATCACGAAGATTAGTAAGCGGACGATATCCAATCATCATTAGTCGCTCGGCGACCTCATCGATATGTTCTGCAACCATTTCATAATCTTTTTGAAGACGCTCATGATACTCAAAAAAAGAAGGTCCTTCAATGTTCCAATGAAGATTATGTAAATGAGTGTATACCACATGCAAATCAGATAATAGTACCTGAAGCGCATCTGCTACAGCTTTATCATCTCGCTCTGTTACTACTAGCATATGTTCTCCTTATATATGAATATATACTAGTATACGATACGTCCTGGAGGAATTGAACCTCCTACCTCCACCTCACTTTTATGGAAGCCGGTTAGAAGCCGGCTGCGAGGAACAGGACGCATAAACAGCCGACAACCCCTGCCACGTCTCGACTGATGGGAACTCTCATTGTGCATGCATGAGTTCCGCCCACTATACTGAAGGCTGGATTCGAACCAGCAACGCAGGATTTACTCATTCCATCTCGCCATTGATTCCAGGCTACAACCGATGTCCTTTTCTTTCCCTCATTACCGTTGTGATACTTCAGTACGCAATCGGGCGGTAACCGCCCGATAATTAAAATATACTATTGGTCGTTGATAGTCGAGGCCTGAACACTTGGCTCTGATAGCTCGCTTTCTTCAACAAACTCAACAAGCTCATCATAGGTTGCTGGTACATCTATTGTACCATTTGCAATCTGTGTATAGATCTCTTCGTAATCAACTACACTAAACTCCCTAAAGCGTGAAGACTCCATTGGAAGTCCGACACCGCCTTCGGTAGCTGTCAATGTAACTGTTTCACCGCCAGGAAATTCGTCTGCGTAGAACTCTCCAAGAAACCGTTGTGCTGTTTCTCCAAGATCCTTCATTGCGCTAGTCAAAACACGATCACTTTGTTCAGCTTGGTCAACATCAACACCGATCATCCATGTATCTTGATTTTCCGCTGCTTCCATTACGCTTAGACCAGCTCCACCTGCTGCTGCAAAAATGACCTCGGTACCTTCAGAATACCATGTATTCGCCAATGCTACAACATCTCGTCCTGGAGCAAATGTACCAAGATACTTATATCGATCATCTGGGAACGCTATTTCTACTCCAAGTTCATTCGCTGCATAGTGTGCTCCAGCAACAAATCCAACCCCAAAGCGAACAACTGCTGGAACAGCGATACCACCTACATAACCAAGTTCGCGAAAGCCATCCTGCACGGCAGCATACCCTGCTAGGAATCCGGACTCTTCCTCAGCGTAAAAGACCGAAACAGTATTGTCACCAACCACTGCATTGCCGTCCTCATCTCGAGGAACACCATCGCTAAGAAGAAAAGCGACATCAGGATGTGTCTGCTGCGATTCATAGATTGCAGTTTCAAACATAAATCCTGGTGCAACCACAAACTCAGCGCCACCCTGTACGGCAAGGTCAATAGCGTTGATATATGCTGAATCAGATACCTCTATTGGTCGATAATAGCGGTATGTCACATCAGTCTCTTCAGCGTACGCTGCAACTCCTTCCCAAATCCCTTGGTTAAACGATTCATCATCGATCTCACCAGAGTCGGTGACCATTGCGACCTCGTACGCTTGCCCCTCACTCTCGTAAAAGCATCCTCCAAGAACGCTTGCAAACAAGAGCGTAATTAAGCCCATAGCTAAAACTCTTTTCATAAGTTTCCTCCTAGTGTATTTAGTGCATCTTATTGCCTAATATACCTTCAGAGATAGGCTTTAGCTTTATCAATCAATAGTCCTACCGGGAATTGAACCCGGATCTCCAGATTGAAAATCTGACGTGCTAACCATTACACCATAGGACCAATAGTATTAGAATCCACAACCTCATCTGGGTCTAGATCTTCAGGAAGATTGGGGTCTGCATCAGGTGGATCTGGCTCTTCTTCATACCCTTCCGACTCTATCTGCCGAATATCCTCAATAGCCATCGCGACAATTTGTCGAATATCAAAAGAGATCCGCTCACTTTCAACATCCCGTTCGTCAAGGGTCTCTTCGCGCTTGGCGCGAAGCAATTGGGCTCGCTCATTATCTATTAAGCGTAATAGATCCTGTAAATCATCAAGAGTGTTTTCTTGCAACCATGCTTTCGCCATGATATCTCCTTTTCGCGAGTGCTGGACCTGGGAATCGAACCCAGCTAGTTCTCCTTGTAAGGGAGATGCATACCCAGCCTGCCCATCCAGCATAATACGAGGCCCTGGAGTTGAACCAGGTGTACTTGTTTATAAGACAAGCCCTCAAGACCGTCGAGGACACCTCGCATAAATTATGTCATCTTCCGAATCGTCTCGTATGTCCGATGTGCCCATGGGCTGCTCTCCTTTAACGGTGCCTCGCTTGCTTTAACACTCAATTCGTCTAATTCGGTTGCTGTGTAGTAGCAAAACTTATAGTCACGAATGTCGTACGTAGGGAATACCTTACGATATGCACCGCCATCATCGATATGCATTTCACGACGTACGGCTTTGGATGCCTGTCGCTTAGCCCAGCGCGTACGACGTCGGCTATAGTCTGTAAATGCTACTACCTTACGATATGTCTTGCTCATTCTAACCCTCCTTAGAGTAGTTAGAACACGGACCCTTTCCTCATCTTATAGCCTCCTACAATAATGATATCAGACAAGATTACGAAAAGTCAAAATCAAAATCAGAATCAGCTTTTCGCTCTTGAATAGTACGCTTTTCTGTACCAGAAACCAAGCGACTGTGACGGGGGTTACGACACATTGGGCAACTACATACAGCGAGATTATCCCTCAACTTACGTGCCATCAACCACACATCCTCATCTAAGATATGCTGATTAACGCGCCAGCATTGTGTAATAACCCGATAAGCATGCTCTTGCTTTCGTAAGGCATGATATTTGCGAAAATGGTAATTGCGTTTCATATGGCCCTCCAAAGGCTAAATTATGAGCGCAATTCCTCCCGCTGATACGTAAATCATATGCACCTTTTATGAAACGTTTATAGACTCGATTCTAGGACTAAGCAATGTGTTGACTGCCTTTACATAGTCACTTAAGCGACCATAACTCCGATCTTGAAGATCAATGCCTTCTTGTTCAAGAAGATCGTCTCCTGCACCATCAACAATAGCTATTACTTCCCCCTCGACCCCATCCCCAAATATGGTGAATGTATCGTTTCCGGTTGATACCTCTACTTCAATAGTTCGTCTCATACCCGTCTCCTTATATCTAGTTAGTACTTTTTACGTTTTGAGCTACGAAGTACTTTATACCCATGTACGAGCACGTATGCTATGACTGCTGTTACCAATGTAACGCCTATAATAGTTAAAGCAGCAATCCAGGGTGGTAAAAGAAATACCTCAGCTATAGGATCTAGCTGCAATCTTGTGAATGATGGTATTAGCCAAGGCTCTGCAAGGTCTACACCGTCGTATTGATCTGGCACTTCTAAAATTCTGTCACGCCCGTCTGACATTGATAGTTCTTCCACCCCCGGTGCTTCAAGAGGTTCCGGAGGCCTGTGAGCTTCTGACGTTCCCGCGGTTGGTTTGTTTAGATAGAAGGTTAGAAGTACCGTAAGAGTAGATGAGATTAACCCGAATATTCCTGTAATAATGCTTGTGATGATAGCTGTCTTATCTACTCGCATCCATTCACCTCGTTACTATATCTAATTAGTAGCGAGCTCTATTATTTCACTGGGTGTCGAAACGAATGCTTATCAAAACCATGTGTAGCAGCTTTATCTTTATCGGTCATAGGAATGCTAACATCTATATCATTGTTTAACGATGAAATATAGTTTTGAAGATCTTGCCAAATCTTCTCAGCATCTAATATGGATGTCAGTTTAGTGTCCGCTAGAATGGGTAATTTGATTGTGTCGTTGATAGAACGTCTTCGATTAAGCTCGTCTAGAGAGGGTATTTCTATGTCAGTCATTTTCTTTGGAATACGACCGAAATTGCCGAAGTAGCGACTAAAAAGACGTATTCCTCGAATACTCATAAGCGCTGCGTCATTGAGATGACGATGCTCTTCATATGTATGAAGGAGCGATACCTCATAATTCTCGATATTGAGAGACCCGTACACTATGCTATAAATATGAACAACATATTGAACATCGCCTATCTCTAATAATACGAAACCCTGTGTGTCCTTATCGTATCGATGTACGCTAACCCCAACCAGCATATCGTCAGTGAGACGCGTGGAGCCTCTACGATCAAAAATAATGGACTTGTCTAGTCCATATATATGAGAGAAGTGATCGTAGAAATCGGTATTTCTATCTATGATATACATAAGCGCCTAACCGGATTCGAACCGGTACCGTCAGCTTGGAAGGCTGTCATGCTAGCCATTAAACACCATAGGCGCAAAAGCGATGTAGTGCGACGTGCGCTTGACGCGATTTGAGGTACACACTACATCTACGGATTATGATCTGATGTGGCTCTTCAACTACCCATGCGTGGGGAATTCGCCGTGCCCTCGGCTCTCGTCAAAGCATCAGTACCATTGCCCCTTGACCGTAGGGGTTGGATTTTTCGTACTCTGAGTGAGATTCGAACTCACACTGAATAGGGTCTAGGCCTATTGCCTCTGCCAGATTGGGCTACCAGAGCATAAAAAGAAGGGAACCATTGAAGTTCGTGTTTTTCGCGTGCTGCCATTACACTACACCCCTGTGCTAACTTTCCAATTTATAGGGGTGGAGGGATTCGAACCCTCTCTTCGTCGTTGATAATCGAAGTAACGACCTTCATCACCGCTTCTTAGTGCTCCCGGTGGGAATCGAACCCACACTCCCGAAGGAACTAGATCCTAAATCTAGCGCGTCTGCCTAATTCCGCCACGGAAGCATATGGTTGCAGGTGAGGTCGTTAACCTACTTTGCCGACATTCAACGGCGCTGCAACGTTGTACTCCGGGAGGGATTCGAACCCTCACTATACTGGGCTTAAACCAGCCGCCTCTGCCTGATTGGGCTACCGGAGCATGTAGCAGGTTTTCGTACTGCCTAAGCATCGTATCTCAGTTTCCAACGAACCTTCCGAGACGTGTGCTCATACGCTCCTATTCTTTAATTATTTCCGACATCGACAGTTTCGGAGTCTGCTATCGACGAAGGCGAGATCCACCGCAGTTATTTGTGACACAACATACGCAGTGGCTTACGTATGTTGTATTGTCGATGGGCGAGGTGGGACTTGAACCCACATACCCGAAGGCCACGGTTTTACAGACCGCTGAGCGACCAATTGCTCAACTCGCCCAAATAAAGGAGAGGAAACTTGAAGGCCGCGTTTTTCAAAATAAATGGTTTCGATGTAACGGCCATCATCACTGCTCCTATGTTATCAAAATAAAGAAGGGAAATATTGAAGTGCGTGTGTTTTCACCTAATCGAAGTAACGCTCTTCTTCACCGCTTCTATCTATAATATACTGTTGCCTCTTGCAAGGCAAAGACCCCGGTGGGTGTTGATCCCACTAATACTGGTTTTGCAGACCAGCGCGTTTCCCGATTCGCCACGGAGTCATAATAGACCGGGAGAGATTCGAACTCTCACTGTACAGCCTCTCAGACTGCCGCCTCTGCCTAGTTGGGCTACCGATCCGTGCTATGAACTCGGTGGGGGTCGAACCCACGACATTCTGATTAAGAGTCAGACGCTCTACCGACTGAGCTACGAGTCCGTATGAGGAGCGCCCTTTCTACCGAGATCTTGCTTATGACCATGGTACCCTACCCATAAGTCCTGCCTTGGTAGCGGGGTAACCTTGCTCCTCGACCTACCCCGGCCTTTCGCATACGTCTATGCGTTTTATGGACCGAGAGGGAATCGAACCCTCCACATTCTCCTTGCAAGGGAGAATCGCCAAGCCTTGGTACATTCCAGCCCGTAAAGTTCCCTGAAAGCCACGATGGCGTACCCAACGCGCGGGCTTTCTTGATGCTAGGCAGGAGAACGCTACCTATTCAGTTTTCTTTGTAGTTCCCCGGGTTTTACGCGTTCGGGGTTACTACGGGAAACTACTGCCCATAACTGTGACGCGGTCGGTAACGCTGACAAACGCTCTCATCACCCTGAGAGTAGGGTGGGTAATTGCTGAGGCCCGGATTTGAACCGGGGAATGCGGATTTTCAGTCCGGTGTGTTACCAACTACACTACCTCAGCCTATCTAAAGTCGCTTTCCATAGCCTCCTCCTTATCTAAAGTCAATATACTTCGCTGCTGCATTAAGTAAATCTTCACCTTTGCGCTGTAAGAGATCAATCTCCATTTCAGCGATCGCTCTTTTGGACCAGCCAGCTGCCTTTACTATCGACCGCAATTCTGCTACAGCAGAGTAGGTATCCTTGTTGACGAGGGTCAATGTGTCCCCTACTGGCTTCTCATTCATACTGTATCTCCTAATCTAGAATTACTCTAATTAGTTAAACTAGATAGTGGAGATCAGATCTTCGTTCTCAGATCTGCAATTTAGGCAATGGGATTTGAACCCATGTTTCCCTCTTATATGAGGGCGTCCTAAGCCTCTAGACGATACCCAACACCTTGCCTTCAGTCTGGCAGGACATCTAGCGAGATGTATCTTATTCACCATCGCTTCCGCTGCCACGGTGTTGATAGTGAACCCGATAGTCGGGATACTGAGAGTCGAACTCAGCGCTTCCTGGTCCCAAACCAGGCGTCTCACCTCGAGACTATACCCCGTTATAAGAGCTCCTCAGGCTGGATTCGAACCAGCAGCCCTCTGCTTAACAGGCAGTCGCTCTACCTCATGAGCTTCTGAGGAATGTATGCTACTCTTCAGGCAGTGGTGAGTGCTGCTTGCATGGCACTCTGGCGCTTCAGCTCCCTTACCAAAGTTTGTAGCGACTTAGCCTGCTGTCGGCTATAGCTCCGGGTGCAAGACTCGAACTTGCGACAAGCTGGTTAACAGCCAGCTGCTCTACCTGCTGAGCTAACCCGGAATAATATGTTACGAACCAGAATACAGTTCCAAGACTCCACCGTCCTCTTCAAATCCTTCAAGAAAAACGTGGTGGTAATCACCGCTGTTCTCAATTGCATGAGAAAAGAATTCCATGATCTGACCCCATGTCGGATTCGTAATCGGTCCTTTGCTCGTTACGCCGTTGTAGTGAAGAAGAAGATCTCCTTCGGCGGCTACGTCGTTGCGGATATCGCGAGCGAAATCCCCATCCCAGTCTCCGTCCCAATCAACGCCCTCTGCATCAGCAGAAAAAATACCGTGCTCGACGTCAAAACTATCCTGCAATTCATTGTACGTCATTTATGTACTCTCCTACAATCTAATATACGATTACATGCCCGAAAGGCAAATTGGCGAAGATGGGAATCGAACCCGAGATCGGTTGGGTGTAACTAGGCCCTTCCGACGCCAATCGTACTCTAGCTCGCGGCTTCCGACTAACACTCAACCACTGAGTCTCCTTCGCCATAGCGGGTGCGGGCATACGGTGCGGTAGGCAGATCGTGCACCCCCGATCTGTAGCCCCTTCCAACGCTATGCGCTGGGGAAGTAGAGTGGTTGCGGTTTTGGGTACTGCGACCCCGTTACGTACTCAACAGCTTTGATGCGACTAACCGTCAACGACATCTTGGTTTGCTGTCAACCAACTTCGGATTAAATCCGGGTAGGCTTACTATACTATTCGACTGTCTTATCCTCGAATTCTACCTCAACTCCTGCTTTCCCAAGCTCGTACATCTGATGCATAAGAGCGGGAATGTTTACAACATCGTTAAAGTCTGTTGAAAGATTCGAGTCTTCCGGCTCCCCATCTTCGACGGAAAAAGCACTTTTTCCGTCGATCTCGATATCGAAAGAGTCACGATATTCATTATCGTCGTTTCCGCGATAAAATGTTGATACTACTTTCATTTTCTTTCCTCTCTATATATATCAGACTAGTCGTACAAAAGCCAAAAAGAATTTTATCTTTCCTCTCGTTCGAGGGCATTCAATGTGATGAACGGCGCCTCTACAAACGACTGATGTAAGGTGTGCCAACCTTGCTCAGCGTCATACCGTAACGTGGTACCGAGCTTCCATCGATCATGCAAACTCTCCCAATGCTCTCCTCGTTGAGCACACATCTCAATCATTTCTTGTCTATTCTTTCCATGTAGCTCTTTCGGTGAGAAGTGAGCTTGCGCAAGCATTGCTACCGAGTTACGCTCCCAATCCTTCTGTCTCCAGATGAAATAATTGTTCACCTCTTCTTCAGGAATATTGAATGCTCGACTATCAAACATCGCCAGTTGGGATGTCTCAATAATGCGATTGAAGTGTGCAGTCGCGATTGATGCAGTAACACTCACGACCTTCTGTACTGCATAATCATACCATGCAGCTGTATCGAACTTGTTGTAGTCGTGAAGTAAGAGTGAGATCTCATCAGATTGAACATATGCTAATCTGGCACCCGCAATTTCTTCGCACAATGCCCTCGCTGTCTCAATCATCGCATCAGATAATATCTCCGAAAATGGAGAGTGAAACTGACGTGTAAATGTATGAAAAGCACGGCCATCTAAACGTACGATGACAGGGGTACGTCTAGTGAGATATGTTTTAGACCGATCTTCATAATTTTCTCGAATCCGATCACCAAGAGGCTTTCTTTGTTTCGCACTCATCCCTTTTATCCAATCTACTTATCTGTAATATGAAATACAGTTTTCAGGTACTGTAAGTACCCTTCATCGTTACACATACCCTTACCCGGAGAGTCCGAGATCTTCGCTACTGGACGTTCGTTCACTTCTGTCAGCTTCATAACTATCTGCAAAGGTGTCGTACCTTCGAAATCGTTAGTGAGATTAGTCCCAATACCAAACGATATGTGCGCACGATCTTTGAAATGTTCGTAAATGCGAAAAGCTGTCTGAAAGTCTAATCCATCGGAAAAAACAAGTGTCTTAGTTTTCGGATCAATACGAAGCTTCTTATAGTGTGCGATGACCTTCTCTCCCCATTCAAATGGATCACCGCTATCATGCCGTAGCCCGTCATAGAGCTTTGCAAAATAGAGATCAAAGTCTGCGAGAAAAGCATCGATGCCTACTGTATCGGTAAGCGCTATTCCTAGGTCACCTCGATACTCGTCAACCCAAGATTGAAGCATCGCCTTTTGGCTGTTACGAACGGGTACATCCTCTCGTGCTTGTCCTACCATCATAAATTCGTGAGCCATCGTGCCGACCGGTCGAATATTGAACTGACGAGCGAGATCTACGTTTGATGTACCTGTAAACGTCGGTAGGCTCATTAGCGTACGAATGACTGTACGATGCCAGTCCCTAGAGAATCTACGTCGAGTACCGAAATCAGCGAACGGTAACTTGCTATCACGGTAAGCTGTGCGCTTGCTATCTAATAGCATTTGAGCGAGATTCTTGCTGTGTTCAAGACCCCCGGGGACATCAGGAGGATTGTGACGAAAATAAACTTCATTCACAATTGCTAGCACCGGCACTTCAAACGGAATGGTCAAGTACCATGGTCCACGAACTGTGATCTTTAGGTTTGACCCATCAAGATAAGCTGAAATATGATCAGCGTTAGGCTGGTACAGTGATAGGAAGTCTACGTAATCTTTCGAAAAGAAACGGATTGAACGCAAGTATTGTAATTCGGACTCCGTGAATCGCAATGTACAGTAATGCTCAATCTCAGAGTGAATATCATTGAGAATTGCTTGAGTGAAGATCGCCTCATTTCGGCACTGAAACTCATAATTCACATCAACTGTCGGAAATTGATGTAGTGCGACTTGTTGCTGCGTGAGCTTGTATAAATCAGTATCTAGTAAGCTCTGTATGATTGGCATATTGGCCTCCATATATAATATGGAAAGGCTACTCTATAGGCCTAACAGCTGTTTTGGTAGGTCGTACAGTAACGCCCATGGCGACCATATCATGAAGTGTATGAAGCCCTGCGTCACTGTTCACCGCGGCGACAGCATCAGAGAAGACAGTGATCTTCTTATATCCCAGATTGTGTGCATCATCAACGGTGCTCCATACACAGACATCGGTAGCAATACCTACTACATGTAGTTCAGAATTTTTTGGAATGAGCCGCGCTAGTCCTGTTTCGGTCTTTTTGTCATTTTCGAGAAATGCTGAGTAAGAGTCTGTGTCTACATGCATTCCCTTGCGAACGATGTACTGGATGGGTCGCTGATCGAGATCTTCATGAAGCTTTGCTCCGTGAGTGCCTTGTACGCAGTGATCAGGCCAAGCTGTTTGCTTGAGCTCATTTATATAGGTGAATGGGGCTACCTCATGTGTCGAAGCAAAAGATACATGGCCTACTGGGTGCCAGTCCTGTGTTGCAATGACTAGATCATATGTATTAGAAGTTAAAAGCTCATTGATGACAGGTATGATATCAGCGCCATGCCGAACCGCTAGTGCACCATCGGGACAGAAATCATTCTGTACATCGACAATTAGTAAAGTCTTCATATTCTGAATATACTATTCAATGATAGACTTCGTTACATCATCGACAGAAAATTGTTGATCTCGCCTATGGAGCTCATACAGATCCTTGAAAGTAATGTTGAGATTAGGAAATCGTCGTGCGAGCTCGCGGCGCTCTATCTCTAAGGAAATACGATTCATCCATGCGTTGCTAATGAGTAGGAGCGCGAAAACTCCTGTTAATGATCCACGTAGCACGATCAGTATATCTTGAATGGATGATTGAGGTGGAACTGTTTGCTTAACGATCACCACGAACAGTAGCAATGCTACTACAAGTAGAGTGCGAAAGACCTGCTTATATAGATAGGCACGTTGATATAGACGAACTAACCAAGGTTTCAGCAGTTCGTCTCGTGAAATATCATCAAGCTGACTGCAGAAGACTGCATCTTCCCAGAGTGCTCGCCGTGCGAGACCATGATAGTGGGAGACAATTGCAACGACTATGAGCATGACAAATGCTATGAAGTCTACTACTAATAAATGTGTTTGAACAAACAGTGCAATGTCTTCCATATCAAGCCTCTACTTAAAACAGTGATTACTTACTTAATTAGTTAGTCTCTTTCGACCTATAGGTACTGTTTTAGCGTAGAGCTTGCATACACATACGAAACTGTTTGATTTGATGCTTACAGTCACTTAAAGCATCGTGATAGGTACCTTTACGGCGAATTGCGTAGATATTAGTACCAGCAAGATCGGTGAGAGTGCGCAAATCGCGAGCACTACGATAATGCCATGGCGGGTCCTTGTCGATCGCTTTATACGCATTTTGCATGATCGGGAAGTCGAATGTAGCATGACACCATACATTTACCTTGCGAGGGTCAGGTTCATGACGTGTGATGAATGAGTTAAAATTAGCGAGGACTTCTTGAATACGCCCGCGAGGTGTAGACGTAATGGATGCGCGAGCTTCCTCACTCTGCTTCAACCACCACATGATTGTATCAACCCCGATAGTCAACCCTACTTCAATACACGACTGAGGATCGACGTCTGCTTTGAATTCTTCAATAATATTACCGGTGTCTCTATCGAAAACAACCGCTCCAATCTGTACAATGGCGGTTGTTGCCAAGTTATCAAAGGTCTCTAAATCAAGCATTACATCCATTTCAATTTCCTCTTTACCACAGTCCAGATCCGTTCCCAGTGCGAAGGACGACACGCTATCTCTCTAATGAGACGTTTTTCCATCTCATCCATCCAGTATCGTAGCGGACGATCTGGGCTTTGCCCATACAGAGATGATTTGAACCCCTCTAAGAGATGTGTACCTCTCTCAGCTTTCAATGTTCGCCACATACGCTGCATATCGCGTCGTGAAAGTTTACAAAAATCTTCTTCCATCAATCCCATCGTCCCTCTGCTCCGTAGATATACTGAATAGTTGGGAATCGAAGCGAGATTCCACCTTGCTTATTCTGCGTCTCTTCGAAATATTTCACCTTGATAGTCTTTCCAATGAGGTCATTAGGATTGGCGAAATAATATCGTCTCTGATCGATGGTGAATCCCGAGCCTACCGACACTTTGTAGCCTTTGTGTTCAATATGTACGGCAGTCAGCATCTCTTCTACAGTCTCTCGACCATTCACGATGTAGCGAAAGGGGCCGGTTTCTACACCAGTTATCTCGTATTCTGCATCGTGAAAGTTCTTGACTTTGAGCATGTCGTTGGAGCGCTTGCCTTTATACGGAACATCTTTGCGAAGGATCAAGCCTTCCCAACCACTTGCTGTAGCAGTTGCTGCAAGCTCGAGGAGATGCTGTTGGTCTGTGATCTTGATCTGGTCAATGACGTCGAAATAGTTCGCGACGTTAGAACTTTTGGCAAGCTCTTTCATTTGCTGTAAGCGTTCGATTCTCTCTGAGAATGCTGCTGTACCCTGACCTTCAATAAACTCTTTCTTCGTCAAAACATCAAATACTTTGAATCGAGGAGATTTGATGACGTGATCTTTTTTACGAATCTCCTTCATTACAGAAGCGAAGTCTTCGTTCCCTTCGGCATCTACAAGGCAGATTTCTCCATCAAATACGAAGCTAGACCAATCAGGAATACGTGTGATAGCCTTGGCAAGCACACCAAGTGTTTCGTATCTACGACCTTGACGAGAGTAGAAAACTGGTTGACCGTTCTCCTCCATAATGATGCAACGCACACCATCGATCTTACGAGAGGCAAACCAAGTATCTTTTTCGAAATCAACGCGATTGGCTACCTTCCAATAATCATTAGCCAACGCTACATCGAAGGTAGGAATCAGTTTTTTGAACACTTTGTTGATGGTCGATGCATCGATACGAATTTTCAGATCTTTGTCGATGATATTGAGAATTTCAGTCTCGTATTCAGGATACTGCTCGATAAAATCGATCACAGTATCAAGCGCATCACTTCCTGTCGTCTTACGAAGGTGCAGCGCTTCAAGCAGTGAATAGAGTGACGTATAGGACTGGACAGGGTAATCTGACTGAGGCCGATGCTTTTTAACATTCTTAGACGTTACATTGAACTTCATCAACGGATGATATGTATACAGAAGAATCTGCTGCATATCTGGGTACTTTGCAAGTATCGCTTGCTTTTCTGTTGAAGACGACGTTGCTGCGATTTTGTTGCTCATCTCTCTGAGCTGTTTTAATTCCATTTCGGGTGTCATTTAGACTCACTCCTTCCATGTATAATATACGATAATCGTAAAGGAAGGCAAAAGTGACGTGCGCCTAGTTTGTGAGTTTCTTAGTATCTAAGAAAGTCGCTGGGTATATAAGAATATGTATTATTATAATAATATAAGAAGATAGGCGCGCCGCAACTGTAGGACTATCGCGAAGTAGATTATAATGACAATCCTCGTTTGGCGAGAAACTCTTGCATCTGATCACGAGATCGATCGCGATTCTTCTCAACAATCTGTGTGGGGTCCCATGTCTCATATGGCATTACGTTGTGTTTGCGTAATAGCTCACAACATGCACAAGCTGCATCTGACACGTCCTTTGCATGTTGCCCAATAGCGCTCATATCCCAGGATGTATTGCCTTCAAAAATTGTCTCTCCTAATGTATGATCGATCTTGCGTGATCCAGTTCGCTTGCCGTCCGCTCCTCTTCGTTGGACGATCTGCAGGGATTTGAGATTATTTTTCAAATGCAGATTTCGTCCTGCACGTAAGCGGCCCGATTCGATAATAGAAACAAAATTGAGGTATGGATCCATGGTTTTATCGACTGATAGCTTTTCAATCGCAAAGTCACGTCGCTTCAAATATTGCATAGTTGCTTCAGATTGAAATTGGTCAAATGACCCTAAGATCAATGATAGACTCCCTTTCTCTTGAAGGTCCGTTATGAAATAGCGTATTGCGTCTAGATTGATTCGCCCGCCCTTGGGAGTGATAGGAATTGACATATCGATAACATATATGTTCTGCGATTGTTCTGGTATCTCTTCGGTAGCTGGTATTATCTCGCGTTCGATATGAGCAATAACAATAGCTGTAACGTCACCAGAGATCGACTGGTCAACTGCGAATACACGAGGTACATGTGGTTTATACCAAAACTGGTATTTATCTAATACCTTCACAAAGAACTTATCTTTGATTTGATTCCAGATCAATTCTTCAGGAGGATCAGTTGACATCGCAAGTATCTGTGTATAAATAGATCGTAGCTTAGGTTCAAATATTTGTTCGATCTTATCATAATCATAGAAGATCTTGTCTGAGGATCCTGCAGGGATACCAGCTTGATCCTTAAGCGCCTCATACAAGTTTTCTTCAAATGCTCCACGCATCAGAAATGTATCTGGTACATCAATAACGTCCTCTGGAGCATATTCACTTCGGGATTCTGGATCTATCATTTGAGGAGGTCGTCCTTTACCTCCTACAAACACCGGAAACGACTTCTCAGGTTTCAATTTCATATTTTCATCGAAGTAGTCATCGGGAAAATCCGAAGGCACCCATTTCCAGCGTGAACCTTTGATGATATAGTTCGTAGGATTTTTGGGTGCTGTATTGATGATCCAATCATCAATGACGGACTCTAGAGTGTTTGGAGATGAGTCAAGTACGAATCTACCAAAATAATTACCCTTCATACGTGACTCAATACGACCGCGAAGCTTGGTGAAGAACTTGTACACATATTCCTCTGATTTTCCACTCTCATAAAAGAACGTCAACTCAGTCATCGTTCCCATCACAATCGTCTGTCCTAATAACCCATTCGGATTAGATATGAGCTTGAAATTAGCACCATTAGAAAATTGAATAGCTGATGTGGGAACAGCAGTGGTCCAGAATATGCGATCGATATTATTCATTCGTTTGAAGTCACGCTCTCTTTTTGCCATCCCTTCCTTGGTATGTACCTTCTCAAAAAACTCAGCGGATTCGATCATGTTGAGCAATGGCTCAAACAATAGCTCAGATGACTTCTTTAGAGATACAGCAGCGAAAACCTGCGTATAGATTGTAGCAGGGCTTTGACCAAAAAACTTCCATGGCGCTCTCATCATCGCCATATGTACACCCACAAAGAGATTTACCAGAACAGCTAGATATGATTTACCCCAACCAATATGAGGATACAGAACGCATGTTCTATATGGCTTTGTAGGATCTAAGAACTCTATAAACGTCTCTCTAATATGACTGAAAATAGTGCCAGCGACTGGACCTAGATATTTCTCAGTCAAGAACTCTTCTGGTGATGGAGGCTTGTCACGATAGTTGACCCTCCATGAATTCGCTAATAGATCTGACTTTTGCAAGGAAGAGAGCTGTTCATCAGAGAGTATAAAGTCTAATGCTGCTTTGATCTGTGATACATTTAGCCCACGAAACTCCGGGCGGTTTAATGTATCTTCATCCCCTGCTAATAGATCTTTCAATATATAGTTCATTTCATTGAGAACACGAGGATCAATTGTGGCTGGATCGGCTGCTGGTACGTGCTCTATTGAAAAAGGGTTAGAGATATCTAGCGCAGGAGGGTTTTGCTTGTCAATATTTGTAGATTTCTCTGATTTCATATATTTCCTTCTGTGCCACTAATTATTATGTAGCTACGGTATACGTAGTTAGTATTAGGACCAAAATGTGCAATATGCAAAAGCAAAATGCTCGGGTTAAGCGATAGGCCAACCGTTCCCTATGCTAAAATGTGGGGCAATGACCAAAGCAGTCGTTGACTGTGATATCGCACACAAAGAAGTCGCTCGTTGAGCGCAAGGACAACATAATGGCATTCGATAGGGATGAATTTCGCCGCAAAGCGCGAGCAAAGGCAATTCGTGAACGCGTACAAAAAGTACGATCACGACGTATGCAGGAAGGGAAAGTACCTGCAGACGATGACATGGAAGACGAGGAGAACCTCGATCTAGAGAACGGAGAGGGTAAGCTTTCCAAGGAAGAAGAGAACGTTCTTCGACAGTATCGTCAATGGAAGAGAACTCGAGAATCAGCACAGCGTTCTACCGGAAAGTCCAAGTCTACCAAAAAGAACAATAAGTCAAAGTCAGCTCAAATTCGTGAGCGAATTGCACGGCGTATGAGAGAGGAAGAGGATATTCCCGTTGACGAAGAGTATAGCGAGAAAGATCCTTCAACTGCCAATAAGCCAGGTGCTGATACGCAGAAGGTCGGAAAGGGCAGGACTGTTTCTCAGAAGCAGCTCGAGTCGCGACGTGTTCGCGTACAGAAGCTTCGTCGTAAGCTTGAGAAGAGACGACGTATTGCAAAGATTAAAGATCGCATTGCTGAGCGTCGTGAATCAGCAAACGATAATGTATCATCAACTAAGATCCGTGAAGATGCGAAGAAGCTGAAGCGTCGAATTTCTCGGGTACGAAAGATGATTGAACAAGATATGCAGCAGCAACCCATGGATCAGCAGTCTCAGATGATGGATCCAGCAGATCCGAACCAGCAAGACATGGGTATGGACATGGAAATGGAAGGAATGGATCAAGGTACCCAGCTTCCACCTGAAGTTGTAACTGAAATTCAGAACATTTCCACCGCAGCTCAGAGCCTTGCCGCACTTGCAGGTGTTCAGGCAGATGATGCAATGGGTGCAGATCCTGAAGCTGGTGTTGGCGCTGAGATGGGTGCTGGTGTTGAGGGTATGGAACAAGAGATGGATCCGCAGCAACAGCAAATGGACCCACAACAGCAGCAGATGGAGAGTAGAAAGATGTCTTCCGCCAAAAAGAAGAAGGTGCTCGAAGGTATCAAAAAGCGAAAAGCAAACAATCGCAACAGCGCTGACTCCCTCGTTGAGTCGACACGCAGTCGCGTAGCTAGCCGCCGAGAAGCTCTCAAGAAGCTTCGCGCACAGGCTCTATCAGAAGACGCTTACCAGGGTGCTGGACAGGATTTTACGGCTAACATTGAGGATGAATCTCAAAACTTCTTGGGTAACAATCACAACGATCCAAAGAAGGTAGTTCATCAACAGGGTCGCAGTATTGATGGTCCTTCTAAGTCAATGCCTGGCTCAAAGAAGCTTAAGCCAGCGAAAACGTGGCCAACAAAGCCAGCAAAGGGTGGCAAGTTTGAGAGCAAAGAGCAAGACAACGACAGGATAGAGGATGAGGAGCTAACCGACGAAGAGCGGGAGCAGATGGAGAAGCAGGAAGAAAAAGCTAATGGCTGGGATGAGAAGCACATCAATCATTACATTGAGCGCAAAGAGTTAGACTTTGGTTCGATGATAAAGAACGGGCTCCTCGGTTAAGCTGAACATTTATTCATACAAAGGCCTCTTCGGAGGCCTTTTTTTATGTTCCGCACTAATTATACAATGACAGATCGCACGATAGGAGTGATACAATGGCAGAGTTAAAGGCAGGATCATGGCCTATTACAGATGTAGATGTTGATGCTATTGATCCAGATGAAGAGTTTATTCCTCGTGGCCCAGAGGCAGACAAAGAGGCTGCTAAGGACTGGCGACCATGGGGGCTCGAGGATCGAAGTGACAATACGAACATCAAGAAGGAGTGGGTTCCTTCTGATGAAGGAAAATATAATACGATAGATGATGACTATCTGAATAAAGAGCCTTCAACAACGATGAAAGAGAGTCACCTCGACTCTAATACCATCTATAGAACAAAGGCTCGATTGAAATCTCAGGGAATAGATGTTGAGCCATCGATGGTAGCTAATTACCTTGAAGGAACCCAGCGTGTTCATAAGCTTAACACATGGACCAATAGGCAACTTGCCGCTGATTACAAGAATTACCTGTCATTCAGAGAAACCAAAACAAAGGATAAATACATGAGTAAGCTAAAAGAGAAGATTCGTGAAGCAATAGAAGACGCTGCGATTGATGTTCAAGAATGGGATGCTGGTGACGTTGATGAAATTGACCTCGATGACGGTGTCACAGAGATTGTCCTTGACGATGCAGCGATTGATCGGTTAGCTAAAACGTTGGGGGTTGACTCTCAGGTAATTCGTGACTGTGCCTTAGCTGAGGAAGATGGTGCATACTCATACGAAGAGGATGATTTCGTAGATAGCATGACTGACACCTTCATGGGTGACGACAATGGCTACGATTGGGGCGACGCCGGCGTTTACGAGTCAGGGTTGTCTGATGAAGATAGTGATTGGGGTAAGGGGCTGGATCCTGATGACGAT